CTCTTGCCCTCAACATAACCGACAGAGTTAGGGAACATAACCGCACCATCGATCTTACCGGTTCCACTATCTTGTGGGATGACGACGCGGCCGCCCCCCCTGCTCGCCGCCACGGCCGCGTACACGCGGCGCGTCGTGTCGGGGCCGAGGACGTTGTCCGTCTCCGCTCCAATTGCGCGCTGGATTCCCGTGATGTCCGTGTAGCCCGCCGCGGTGGTCTCGCCACCGTAAGACGGTCTGATGACTGCGCAGACGGAGTCCCAGTCTCGGGTGCGGCGCCACACGCCGCCGCCGTTCGACTGCGAGCCCGCAGCGCCCGAGCTTGTGTTGAATTCAATGGTCTGCAGCCAGCCGCCGTAATTGGCCTCCACGATTCCGACGTGGTCGGCTATACCGTCGGAGTCCCAGTCGAAGCAGACCAGGTCGCCGGGAGCGGCCTGGGTCATGGGGGAGACGAGTCGGCCTTCGCGCGCGGCGGCGCTGATGCCGTAGGGGACGTAGGCGAAGTCGCCGCCAGGCAGGACGGACTTGTCCTCATTGTCGGTCGCGCACCAGGAGGCCCCCATAGCGCAGAAAGGCACGCCAGACGTGCCGTAGTACGCGCCATGCTTCTTGGCGTACCAACGTCCGTACTTCGACCCCTCCTCTGGGTCGTCCCAGCGCGTATATCCAATTTCGCCGGCTGCCCAGGTGAGGACGTTTTGTGCGGTCATGCTCATCGCGAGGCCTCCGTCTGCTCGTAGGGGATGAAGATCGGGGCGACAACGTCGGGCGGCGTGTCCGTCGCCGGCGTCATCGACGCCATGAGCTGCTCGATATTCGGGTCCATTGGTTTCTCCTCTTGGGTATGGGAAAGCCCCCGGACGGGATTGTCCGAGGGCGTGAAGAATTGGTGGGTGTCAGTAGCCGATCGCGGTCCAGGCGTACGCGTGGCGCCCGGTCGTCGTGACGCCGGGGAGCATTGCACGGAAGCGCGTCCGGTTCATTGAGTCAAGGCAGAACTGCTGGGCGTTCCTGAAGTTCCAGCCGCCTGACCCCGTCCCATACAGCGGCGTCAATGTGACAGACACACAGTCGTTCGGGAAAGGCGTCTGGAAGGTGATGTAGTCGAAATAGAGATTTCCGAACTGCACCTCCGTCGCTGACGTCGCGACTTTTCCTGCTTTGATGAGTCCATTCCGCACGCCGACGCTCAGGCTATTGCCGACGGGTATGTCGCCGCTGGTGCCTAGCTCCATCTGCAGATTCGACTCACCCGACCAACGACGCCCGTCCCATACACGCACAGCGTTAAGGTCTGTTCGCCACACGTAGACAGGCTGAGCAGGTGAGGCCGTGAGGCCCACGCCCGCGAGCGCGGACACGTACTGCGCTGCCGCCGTTTCGGAGGCACACGCCTTGTAGGAGGGAATCGAGAGTGAGAGGTCGAGTAGGTCCTGGCGCTGTGCGGGGTCGGTAGGTGAGGGGACGCGGTGTCCCCGCTGGTCGAGGTAGCTCATGAGTGTCCTATCGGGAGGTGTAGGTGATGCGGATCGAGAGGCTGTCTCCGGAGGCCTGGACACCGCCGTATGTCTGTCCGACGAGGGCGAGGCCAGTCCCCGGAGTCAGGAGCTGGGCGACTATTCGCGTGATGTCGATGGCCAGGACGGTGGAACCCACCTGGACGGGGGCGCTGATCGTCGCGCCCGTCGTGACTGGTCCGGTGTCCGAGTAGGTGGCGGGCGCGATCTGCGCTGACCATGCAGCTGACGTCGGATGCGGACGGAGCGTCAGCGTGGCGGCCGTGATCGTGATACGTCCGAGTGCCTCGGCTTGCCGGCCGAACGTTGCGAGGCCTGTGAGGCGGTGGCCGCCGGAGCTGCCCTGCCAGGCCCCGCCGCCGCCGTGCCGTGTCCATGCTGTTCCGTCCCAGGTACCCGCCCACTGCGGGATCAGTACTGCTTCGCGCACGCTGCGTGTTGGTGCGGTCAGCTGTTCCCACTTGGGGAGCGGGTTTTCCGGTTTGGGTGCCGGACCGAGCGCGTGTAGCGCCCGGCCTGTGTCTGGATCGAGCAGCACGTGCGCGGTCTCGACTCCGGTCCAGTTGACGGCCGTCGCTGAAATCTGGATCGGCGGCCCGCCGTACAGGCTCACGTTGAGGGCACGGCCGCCCTCGATGAGGCTGACCACGCGCGCGATCGCCGTCGGTGACCTGTCAGAGCCATAACGGGGAGGCAGGTCGTCGGGCACCGTCGAAATCAGGTCCATCACGGGGCTGCTCATACGCTCACCTCCACATCGGTCTTCTGTGTACCCCTATAGGTAAGGGGCACCTCGTATGCGGAGACGGTCCCCCACATCGTTTTCGTGGACGCAGCGTCCACGGGCCGCGTCGCGATCTCGACGTGAGCGTCCAGCTGGATACGTGGGTCCGGGGCATGCTGGACGGGGACCTTGATCTTCTTCCTGACCGAGTCAGCGAGCATGGCCTCGGCTGTGCGCTTAGCCTGCTCGTAGCTCGTAATCAGCGGGGAAGATAAGAAGCGCGGCACGGTGCCGTAGGGTCCATCGACTCGCATCGGCCCCGTCAGCTGATCGGCGATCGCCTGGAACGAGGGCGCGCCCTCGTCAGAGCTTTGCTGCCCCCTAGCGACCACGCGGTTGTAGACCTTGTCTCGGCTCACCGAAGCTGCTACACCGACGACCGTGCCGTCCTCCCCATCCGAGAGACGCAGCGCCGGCCGCGAGGTCGGCGACGAAGTCGGCGGCGACAGATACATGATGCCGTCGCCCCCCTCACGCACGGTCGCAGGCCAGGCTTTCGCAATCTCGTAGACAGCATCGATCCGACTCTCTCCCCAGGACATCGACGGGCATGGCCTGTCCCCGAGCGCCGGATCAATGATCACGCCGATACGTGCGCCGACCAGGCGGCGCAGCTCTGACGCGAGCGTACCCGCCGGGTCCGGTGCCATCGGCTCCGTCAGCCTGTCCTCCTCGAGGCGCTGCATCAGGCTCTTGCCCGTCACTCTGACAGTGGACGGTCCCGGCTCCACCGACGTGATGAGGAATCTCCCCATCGGGATCGTCCACCAGCCCGCGCCGACGAGCGAACCGACCGTCATGCTCACGTGCAGGACTTGCCCGTAGCAGCCGAGCGGGTGGTCTGGGTCTACGGGGTCCCAGTCACGCCAGTCCTGCCCCTGCGCGGCGCCCACACGCGGGACCGTCAGGGACAGGGTGCCCTGCACCTGCTGGCTGGCATCCCACGAGACCGACCCGTCCTCGACGGGGACCTCTCCCAGGTACTGTGACCCCAGCCACGACTCCACGGTGGCAGACACCGAGTAGCCGGACGTCAACAGGTCTGCGGGAATCTCCTCGGCTCCGGTCGGGATGCTCATGCGTCCTCCTGCCACACGGTCCTGTCGAAGTGATCCCACGGCCACCGACGAGCATCCAGGCCGCTCCACGTCAGCCGTCGCTTATCGAAGTCGTTCCACGTCGACAACGTCAACGACGTGTTCGGCTGCGGCAGATCGACGATCGTGCCCTTCAGCTGCCAGATGCGCTCAGCGACATCGACGCGCGCCGCGCGCTCCATCGACGCCGACGTGACCGACACGAGAGTGACCGGATCGACATCGCACACCCCACGCTTGCACTGAACGCAGTGACGCGGGTTATGGAAGATCGCGACCGGCGTCGGAGACGCCAGCAGTGTCCTCATGGCTGGGGTGTCCTGCAGGTTCGTGCGAGCCGTGAGAGACACCGTCCCACGCCCCATCGTCGGCGCATACACCACCAGGGGCGTTGCCCGCCCCGGCACCTCATGCTCCGTCACCCGGAGCTTCAGCTCACGCTGGTCCGTGCCCTGCCACAAGAAATTCACCGGCTTCATGCCTGCCGCGTCAGTCATCAGCGACAGGCCACCCCACGAGCGGACCACCGGCTCCGACTCGACAGTGACGCCCCTCGACGTCGTCAGCCTGTACCTGATCGGCTCATTAATCGGGGCGAGCGGGTCACCGATAATGCGCTGCAAGCCCTTGCTCTCCCACACCCCGCCACGAGGGGTCCACGTGAAGCCCGTGTCCGTGACCCCCTCGACATAACAGGATGCCCCAGCGGGAACGCACGCCGGGGGAATCACGATCTGGACCCTGGGCGCCTGTCCACCCGCCACAATCGCGACAGGCAGCGACGACATATCGACGTCCGCCTCGACCTCCTGCGAGGTCGAAACCCCGCGAGCGCCGGTCCACTGGTGCGCGAGTGCTCTCGCTGAGTACCCGATGCGGCTCGGCGGGGTGTCTCCGTCGAAGAACTCCCCCGCTGCTGCCTCGAGTGCCTCGCCCGGGGTGGGAGCCGCGACGATGAGGACGTCATCGACGTACACCCAACCCGGCAGAGTGCCGCGCTCGGACGCCGAGGTCGTGCG